AATGTATTAGCTCCTGGCGACCACTTTTTGGTGTATAGTCCTCTCGCTAGAAACCTTTTTTTCCTTGCCAAAAGATTTGAGTCGTTTGATAAACCACTTGTTCTGTACGGATTTACTTATTAATTTAAACAAAGTTAACATTAGCGTTAACATTCATTACTTATTCTTCTTTATTAGTTGCGAATGAGAATCATTCACGAACCTCATGTTGTGTGCGAAACTCTTTGACTATGTATTAGCTACCGAACTTTCTGACACATTCTTTATCTCATTCTCATAAGTCTTATCCTGGTCATCACTATTCCAAGTAATCTCAATCTTCTGATCTACGTTGACTTGCTGCTTGTCTCCGTAAATACCAATAAGCTTTGATGCCATCCATCTATAATGATGAAGCTTCTCTCTTATTACCATGATGTTCTTGTTGTCCGCAGCTTCAAGCTCAGTAATCATTCTATCAAGATATGTTTGAGCTGCTACTCTTCTTGCTAGTAATATCTTACTTGCGAAATCTTTATTTGTTTGAATCCAGCTATAGACTGTCGATAAGCTTGGAGAATTTTCCTTCGAGCATATTTGAGTCAAAGGCATTCCGTTCATCAGCAGTCTGATTATGTCTTGTTCTGTTTGTAATGTAAGTTCTAATTTCTTCATCATTTAAATTCTTAAACTGTGGTAAATTTTTATAGGCTTTTATTTTTCCTTCTAAAGTTTTCTGACCATTTGAAAATCCTCCATGCATTCGACAACGATATTTCTTTGTTGTTTTGCAATAGATACCTTTGGCTTTGCAAGGAAGTTTGTTTTGTTTATTAATTGTTTGGCAAGGAATCTTATTCTTTGGTCGTCCAGTCATATTCGGTTTTAGGATTTATTAATCTTTGGCAAAAAGAAAAAAAGAGAAAAAAGAAATAAACTTTAAATCCGTTCTTGTACGGTTTTATATAATTACTTAGAAACCTTATTATACCACTCCAGGATAGATATTCCATAACGTATTATAACTTTGTTTATAGGAGAGATTATTTATTTATATTTTTTTTAAGAATATCAAATTAAGTACAATATTCGGTTAAGTTTGCAATACTTTTTATTATTTTTTTTTAATTTATTTGTTAAAGCAGTTAGGACTTTCATATATCTATTCTTGATTGAATATCTGCTAAAGCCAAAATGTTTTCCAACTTGAGTCCATTTAAAACGGTTGGCTCGCATCCAAATTATTTGACGGTCAAGCAATGGATCTTTCGAAATATCTTCCTCAATTGCAAGTAAAGCATCTATTGAGAACTCCCAGCGAGTAATCTGTTTTGGTGTAGCTCTAATCTTCATTAAAGCTTTTTCATAGTAAGACCAGTCTCCAGGTTCATATAAGGTTGCCAATAAATCATACATTGCTGGCGTATTAGGAGGCTTAGGACGTGATAAAAACCTTTCTGTACGTGCAGCCTCAGAAAAAAGAAAAACTAGGTTATTTAAGCTTATTATCTCCTCTTCTAGTATTCTTTCAATGTTACTCATAAGCTCCATTCTTATAACTGTTGATATTCTGTTTAAGTTTGGACCAGCCACCTCTTGAATAATTCTTTCGAAACTTTATGCTTTCAAGAAAATATTTATATCTTGGCATATCAAAGTAAGTGAAATTCTTATGTGTAATTAATGGTTTATAATCTATGCTTAATAAAGATAGTCTCTCTAAAGCTTCCTTAATCTTTGGCAACGGAACTGAAAAATTATCAGCGCAATCAACCATTCTCACATAAGGAGATAATCTTTTTAGATCATAATTCTTACAAAGATATTCATACAATCTGAAATCAAATGCAGATATGTCCAGGTCAAATAACTTTGGATCACTTATGTAGAATTGACGCAAATGCTTTCCTCCTGTTAGCTCTTGGATCTTCTTTTAATTTTTTTAGAAATAAATTTTTTTTTTGGCACTTTGGAAAATGCTCTGCTTGCTTATGCTCTAGGAATTGCAGCCATTGATCAGGTGTTATTCTTTTAGGTTCAGAACAATAACCACCAGGATAATCAGGAGCTATTTTTTTAACGTGAAAGTTCATCATCATTTCTCCAACGGTGTGATACCAGAGAATAAATGCTGGAATACCAGCCATTTCAGCTAGTCGTTTGGTGATTTTATGCGGTTTTATTAGCTGTTGATTATTAAAAAACACCGTTTCAACAAGGAAAAGTGGTTCTAAACAAGAATTACAGCAAGAAACCTGGTCAATATCACTGAAATTCAAGCAATTATGCTGCTGTCTGTGCCAGGTGCTATATTTACTGAACTTTACATCATTAAAATACACTTGTTTTACCATGTTTTAAGCCTTTATTTGATGAGAATAGATAGTCAATACTTATTACAAAAAATTTAATTATTTTGTACTTTTGTATAAAATCCTATTGCTTTTTAGCTAATTAGTCGCTAAATAATCAGCATGAATAAAAAATATTTTTATGGAAAAGAAGAAACAAGCGTAGGAATACATTCAAGACATGAAAAAGTAAAACAGTTTTGGACTAAAAGAGAATATGATTATCAAGAATTAATTATTAATGGATTTGTAGTTCATAGAGAAATTCCAGGACAAACAGAAAGAACAATGCCATTTGCAAGAATAGATATTTTTTATGATTGTCCTAATGGATTAGGTAGAAAAGCTATGAACGGTGTTGAAGAAAAAGTTTATAAAGAAGCTAGAAAATTTTTAGAACCTCAAGAATTAGATTTATTAAATGATAAGTGGATTAAAGCTAAATATGAAGGAAAATATAAATGGAATGATCCTTTTTGCAGACATCCTCTTTATGATAGAACATTACCAAACTGGATATTTGGTAAATCTCAAGATAAAAAATCTAAAATAGAAACAGAAAAATTAAAACATAAAAAATATGAAAAAGAATTAATGGAAAAAGCTGTAAAAGAACATACAGCCACTCTTAATAAACAAATAAGTGAATTTATAAAAGAAATTCATTATAAAGAAAGGATTAACTCTAAAAAAGAAAAAGAAAAAGAAAAACAAAGTCCATTACAAGATTTATTCTTAACAAAAGATATTGATCCTAAAGAAGTTGTTGGTGAAGATAATTTATCAACATTATATAAACATATTAAAGGTGATAGAGAACTTTCAAAAACGAAAGCTATTGATTATGCAAAAACTTTAGGTGTTGCACCATCAACTTTAATGTTTGAACCTAAAACAATAAATGTTTGGTCTAATGTAAAGTTTTCTTCTGAAGTTAAAACTTCTGAAGGTATGGTTGTAGCAAATCAAGGTGTCTGTTATCAAAGAGCTAAAATGGAAACTACTGTTTGTCCATCTGATATTTATAGATTAGATCTTAAAGCTATTAGAATAAATGATCTAAATGCTATTTATGATGGATTTATAGCTTACTATTATGAAATAGATAAAGTTTCTGAAGCTGCTAACAATAAGTTTTGTATGATTAGAACAATAAATAAAGCTCCAACTTTATTAGGTGGTTATTACAAATATTATTTAGGAATTTTTCAAATCTTTGGAACAAAAAAAATAATTTTAAATCCTGATCCAACATCTGAAAATAAAATTATTGCTTCTGATATTGAACCTGATGTAGTTGCACCTATTATTTCATTTACCAAGCCATCTGCAATATTAGCAGATAAAGTTTTATCTAAAAATATTAAACAAGTTCAACAACTTGGAGAATTAATTAGAAAAGAAGAGAAAGAAAAAAATAAATTAAAAGAAATTGGTTTAGAAAAACAAAATAAACAAATACTCCAACTACAAAAACAAATTGAAGCACAGCTGCAAGCAACAAAGGCTGAAGTAAGATTGATTTTAGATAAACTGCAAGTAGAAGCAGATAAAAAAGCTGCTATAAAAAAATCCTTTTTAGGAAATTTATTTACGAAAGACGATGATGTTATAATTCCAGAATTTATAAAAAAAGAAAATGCGAAAAAACGTGCCTAATAAACCTGATAAAATACAGCCTAAAATACTAATATACAGACATAAATTGCCTAATGGCGGATATACAGAGTTTCAATTAGATGAAAGAATAAGAGGTAATCAAGTAGCTGTTGAGTTTGGTTTTCCTAATGAAACATTGCAAAACTGGAGAGCAGCCTCAAGAGAATGTGGAGAAATAGTTGGCATTCCTC